AAGCTCCTCCGCTTCGTCTAAGATCCAAGTGCTTAATCCCTCAATTGATTTTAAGTTTGCCGTTTGATCTCCGCTGCTAGTTTTGATACCTCTAAATAGTATCTTACTACCGCTTACTTTGTTTATGATCTCGTCTTTGGTGACTACAAAATCCTGCTCCCTTCCTAGTAATTCAATCTTACTTAGAAATTCTGGAATGATTGATATAGCAGCCGATCTAAGTGTATAACGTGTAAACAGAATTACATGACCCTTCTCATAGCTCAGTATCAAAGTGAGTAAGGATATGGCAAATGACTTACCAGATCCACGCCCTCCCGTTACTATGCTGAACTTTGCATCGCTTCCGAACAGTTCATATTTAGGGTGTAGTATAACCAAATTTAATAAGCTCTTTAAAGTTCAGCGTGTCGCCGTTACTTGTGATGTCTATGCTATCCTTTGGTTTGCCTATGTAGTACTCTAAGAATAGCTTAATAGCCGGAATGTCTCCAGTACCTGCTACCTCTTTAAGCTTTACAATAACATCAACCACATCGTCAACCGTTGCGGCTTCTTTAAGGGCTTCCTTGTATTCGTTCTTGCGTCTGTCTATCGGCTTTTTAGCCTTAGTGCTATGCCCTCTATTTCCGTTATTCTTTCTATTATCTTCCATTTTCTAATACAATGCTAACTATTAGATTTACTTATACTTATCCGCAATCATATTAATTGCGCTTATGAGTTGCTTCCAACTTGCAGCGGTGCATGTTCTACATGGTGCTATATTGGTTAATCGAACTGAATTATATATATCCTCGATCAAGGTCATATCATCATCCTTTAAATTAGTTCCGTTCCAATTCTTTTGCCAGTTAGTCCACTTATCAAACTGCTCTTTTGTCATCTCGTCCTTTACGGAGTTGTAAGAGATTAGTTTGTTGAGCTTGTTTTGTCGTTTCTTGCAAGATTCGCAAGGCTCTATTCCAGCCCATTTTGTAACCTTTGCAATCGTGTCGCCTAGTCCTTTACTTCTCGGTGTTGCTTTCTTCTTTGCCATAGTAATGTATTAACGATTTGATGCGGGTTTTTGTTTTATAAGTTCCTTACCAGTGATTGCGAAGTATAGGTTTTGGAGTTGGTGTACTGATTTTATACGCGTAATGTAAGCATTGCCATAAACGAAATTCCAAAAACCATTTTCAGTATATTCATTTTCCACAATTAAATCATGGTCAATTTGATATTCATAACTTCCAATATCTTCAAACCCTAAATCAATTAACCGTTGTTGTGTGATTGGAACGGGTTGGTATTCCATAATTCCTAAGTTGCCTTTGTTTTCCTTTACAGTCATTTGCCATAATTCATATCCTGATAACTCACGTAGCTCATCAGTTATATCAATGTAATAATTCCCTATCCTCAACTCATTTGCTTGTATCATAACTCCCCTTTTTTTAATAGCTCGTAAGCTGCTTTTAAATTAGTATCTTCTCTTAACTCGTCTTTGATTGCTTTGTTTTTGCTCCATAGCTTATAGGCACTATACCCCATCTTGTTTGCCGTAGCTCGTACGGTGTTATCCATGTTGGTAAGTACCGCCAATTTTGCATCTTCATCTAAATATGAAATGCCCTTCTGAACTTTGTTGACTAGGTCGTCGGTGTCGTGTTCGCTAGGGTCAAAACTTAGCTCTATATCCTCTATATTTATACGCCCTCTTTGCTTTCTAATGTGGTCAATGAAAACTGAATTAAGCACCCGATATATGTATCGCTTGTTCCATTTCGGTGGTGGGTTGCCTGCGACTTTGAGGTACATATCCTGGACTATATCGTCGGCTAGTATTGGACACCCGCACATTTTAAGAGCAAGCTTTCTCCAATAGGTATCTAGTTTGGCTAATTCGTGAAGCTGCTGCATAGTGTTTGTATTAGTGTTTTAAATTCATCTAGGCTTCTTACTATGAAGTAGCTAAAGCTTTGCTTCTGGATTAGCTCTTGCCAGTCCTTTTGCTTGCCTTGTTGCTTGCCCTTTGGTGTTTTCCATTCAATCATAAAAGCTTTGCCCTTAAGGTACAGAACCATGTCAGAGCGTCCAGCTTGCAGCCCCATTGCTTTATTTTTAGCCCCTTCTATTTTGTTGCGGCTATTGTTAAAGTTATAGTTAAGCAAGCCCCTTAGTTCTGGGTAGGTATTGTGAAACCATTGGTAGGCTTCTGCTTGTAGTCTGTCCTCTCCCGCTTCCATTATAGGTAGTGGTCATCTTTTGGAACTCTAAAGCCGTACCAGTTTTGTTTACTAGGGTTGATCATAGAATCGTAAGAGTACTTAAAGAATCTCGGGTCTTTATCTGTTAGCCATTCAATTCTGATGCTGGCTATTAAGTTAGCCCTTACCAGTTGGTAGCAAAGAAATGCTACTGTTAAAATTGCGGTTGTTAGTATCATTGTTTTTTTATTTTAAATTCTTTTCCTACTATCTTGGTTAGTTCTTCCATTGTGTACTCGGGAATATCAAAACCTCTTAATTTCCCTTCTGAATCTTTAAAGGTTAATTCCTTACCGTTATCATCATAGGTTTTTTTATACCAATAGCAATTGCAATTTCTATATGTTAATGGATTGCCTTGATCATCCCTAGTATATTCATACCAATCACCAAAAGAGTTTTTAAAGGTTAATTCCTTACCGTTATCATTTAAGGTGGATTCACGCCAAAAACCATTAGACTCTTTAAAAGTTAATTCATTACCGTTGTCATCGTAGGTTCTTTCAGACCAATAAGCATCAGAATCTTTATAGGTTAATTCATTGCCCTTATCATCGTATGTGCTTTCATACCAAAAACCGTTAGAGTTTTCATAAAATTCATAAACCAAAACTCCTTTATCATTGTAAAGGTTTAAATCCTCTAATTTTCCTAATATGTTTTTCATTTGTTACCCTTATTATTATACATACTTTTTAAAAAATTACCCTTAGTATGCGTTTTTCATTCCGCTAAAATAATACATTAAAATGTTAATTCCTAATTTTTAACTGATAATTTACCCACTTACTTGAATAGCCTTTGTATTTAGCGTATTCTTTGAGTTGCCCTTTTGTCCTTAGTTGGTGGAATATCCACCCCGATTTGTAACCTTTTGCCTTTGCTAATTGCTCCAGCTCTTGAAAACTTGCATCGCTTGCCGCTTCCTTTACTTGTGCATATGATAGCAATTTAAGTTCAGCTATTACCGCTTCTTCTTCCTCTTCCTTTGTCGGTGGAAATACATGGTCGCAGTAATTGCACTCTTTAGATTGCGCTGCAAGGTAAGCCCCACAACTTGGGCATTCTTTAATTGGTGCAACTCCTAGGCTCTTGCGTTTCTTTTTCTTTTCTAAGCTCCACATTCTGTTTTGATCCCATAAGCCATGCGTTGCCGCATTGTTTCCAAAGTCTAAATAAGTAAACGAATCTTTACCCGCATGCGTTCGGCTTCCCCTACCTACCATTTGCAAGTAAAGAGATAGCGACTTAGTGGCTCGGTAAAGAATTACTACTTGAATAGTAACCTCGTCAAATCCTGCGGTAAGAATACCCATGTTTGAAAGGATAGCGTTTGGGGTGTGCTTAAACCAATGTAAAGTCTCACGCCTTTCCTTAGTTGAGGTTTCCCCATCTAGGTGGCGAGCAGGCAGCCCCTTCTCTTTAAGGCTTTCCACTAAGGTTTTACTACTCGCTATTGAGCTGGCAAATACTATTGCTTTTTGATTAGGCGTGTACTTCATGTAATTTTCATACACGCCATGGTATAACTTAATGCTATCCATTCTATTCCCTACGTCGTTACTATCGTAGTCGTTCCCCTTGGTTTTTACCCCGCTTAAGTCTAAGGTAACGCCGTACGCTATCGGTCGGGCTAACTTGTTTAAATCGATCAACTCTTGTACTTGTGCAACCTCTACCATGTCGGTGTAAAAATCGCTTAATGGCGGCTGGTTTCCTACTCGGTCGGGTGTTGCCGTTACTCCTATAACTATTACGTGATCTGGTAAAGCTTCTAGGATAGTGTTAAAATCGCAGCGGTGGCACTCGTCTACTATTACCACGTCTAAACCCTCCGCAAGCCATTGGGCGTATAAAGGCTTTTTAAAGCGTCTTACAAGCGTTTGATTCATCGCTACGTATAAACTACCTTTTAATGATTTGGGTTTGTAAGAAGGCTTTATATGGATTGGGTCAAGTCCAAAGCTTGCTAAAGTACCTCCAGCTTGCGTGAGTAGCTCGGAGCGGTGCGTTAGTATTAGCACCCGCTTTTGGTTTGCTATGATGCGACTTGTGAGGTAACTGAACATAATTGTTTTGCCACTTCCCGTAGGGGAGCAAAGTACCATTCTCTTGCTCCCCCTCTTTAATGCTTGCCTTAATTCATTAACTGCCTTTTCTTGGTATGGGTAAAGGTTAATCAAAACAGCGTAGTTTGATTGCTGCCTATGTTTTTCCATATTATTTTAATATCGTTTCGCCCGCTAGGTTTTACAATAGGAACGCAAATATTCTCACCCCATACCTCAACCATTCTACTGACTGCTATTTCCTCCTTTCCAATGTCATAAAATATCTCCTTTAAACCGCCAGCGTTACTACCGTTTGCGGGTGATGAAAAAGCAAATAATGTAGTCCTAGCCGTTTTTTCACCTGAATCTATAACCT